TCCGGCAAAATATCACCAAGCCCAGATATTGAAACGGTCAAAGTCTGGTCCAGATCACCGAGCATTCCGGATCTTTGAATTGTCATAGGAAGGTATTCGTAAAATACTTGCCCCGCGCCTTCATTGTGCTGAACATACACCCCGCGATCATCATTACGGACCACCCGGTAAGTATTCATAAAAGAAGGGTGTGATAGTTCAATACATTCCAGTTGATAAACATCTACTTTCCGATTGAAAAAGAATTTGGCATATTCGTTATCCATTAGACCTCCCAATCTTTGATAAGTGCCTGATCAGCGATAAGGTTAGGCTGGTTTTGAACAACTTCGAGCTGTGCATTTACCCGGTACAGGTTGCCGTTGACTTCATTGGTCTTGAACGAGTTTGGAATGAAATTGCATTGATATTGCTGACGTGCTCCCTGATCAATCACCAGATCTGCAAAGAATGAAGCTGGCTTATTCTGATAGATCCGCCAGAAGGCCATCATTTTATTAAAATCGGATTTACTTAAATTCCAGTTCACATCAACAATGTGGCTGTTACGTTTCACATCGATGTAATAGCGCCCACGACCGCCATCCATCTGCTGACGTTTCACATCATCACCCAGTGTTACGCCATAGCCGCTGGTCTGAGGATTTAGCTTTAATTTGTACATAACTTTCCTTCAGGTAATAAAAAGCCCACTTGAACAGTGGGCTTTTAAAAATTGGAATATTTGGGATTCAAATTTAGAATTTACATTAAACGGCAAGCGGATAAAATCATAATAAGTAGGCAAACCCCTATTATTCCAAAATATATTTTTAGATACATTTTGTTTTTCCACTTTGCTTCCCCTAATCCTTTAACTTCATTAAGCCAAGTCATAAGTAAAACTAATAATGTTGATATAGTTAAAACCAAAGCGCTCATCAGGAACATAATGGTAGTTAATCTTGGTCTATGCTCAGAAGCTAGAAGATTATTAATAGCACTAACCAAATTTACTCCACCAAATAATGCAAATATAATAGTGGCAAAAATACCTAAGATAGTAATATAGTTTACAACAGAGTTTTTTATTTCACTTTCGGTATTAATCGCCAAAACAGAGGCATCATTAGCAACTTTAGACGCCAAATTTGCTGCATCTTTTGCATCTTTAGTTACTTCATTAATAAAGTTTTTTTTGACGAACAGCTAATAGAATATGTCTTGTAAATTTTCGATAAGAAATTAGTATTTTTGAATCATGTTTAGTTTCAATATAGGAGTAAACTGTATTAACAAAAACATCTAAAGAATCAAAAAAAAATTGGCTGTTTATGATTATAAATTTCATCAGCTATTTTGTCATAAGGTAAATTAAAGTTTATTGTTCCATCTTTATTTTCTTTAATTAATGTATCTTTATGCTTATCTATTAATTGGCAAATAATATTAGATGCATCTTCCACCACATTGATATATTGGGTATGGTTAAGGAAGATGCCAATTAATACTTTAATACCATCAACTGAAACAGTTTTAGGATTACTCATACAAAATTACTATTAAAAGTTAAAATTAAAATGGAAGGTCACTGTTATTTTTTAAAAAGAATTTTTTAATCTCATCATCAGTATATTGCAGTCCTCTTTCTCCATTCATAATTTGTGTTTGATAGTTTTTCCACATTGGTTCTTTATGTGTTTCTTCAACCATTTTAAAAGCAGGAAGATTAATCCACTTTACAAGAACATCATTTAAAATGCTAGAAAGTTTATGATCACTATCAATTACACTTGGATCAAACTTTTTCTCATTTAAATGTAATTTCCCATCAATAAAATTTACATCAAACTCTTGCTTAGGTTCATTTATTTCAAAAAAACCATAATCCTTAAATGAATGATATACAGAAGGAACAACAGGACCATATTGCCATTTTTCAATAGGATCATTAAATAATTTTTCATTATTTCTAATAAGGTATTTCACATACGCAAAATATAAAAATTTCTGTAATTGCAGGTTTGTAATACCTTTATTAAATTTTTCTTTTGCAGACCAAATTAGATAGTTTGCGAAATCCATCGCCACTAAATTATTATTCATTTTTCACCTCACAATAAACACTTTTAAACGGAACACATCTCTTACTGTAAAGTAAGACATACTGCGTACTAACATTGTCGGTGTTTCATGATGGCATCTCGTCTTTAATACTCTGAGTATAATTTATGCTGAAAAAACATAAAGTTATTTGGTGGATATAAAAAAGTAAGATTTTAATCTCTTACCTTATTAATCCTTATTAAATATCATATGATAAATTTTCGCAAGGTGTGGAACAAAATATTGTTCCACACCAATTAAGTAAAACGACTAATTATGTCGTTTAACTAATACAATTGATTTTTAATTAAACATTTTACGAAAACATTATGAGTCTATTTACCTATTACGCCTCGCAGTTGTATTCTCAGTCAAAGACCGACTAATAGTTGAGTTTGGATTACCAATTTGATCACTAACAAGCTTTGGTACCGTTCTTGGAAGCTGCTTATCCAGTTCATCTTTAACAATGATCCGGACTGTTTGCTCGTCTAATTGTTCAGCTTCAACTGTTGCTCCACTCACCTGATTAATCACTTCAATTTTGAAATTGATTGTCGGTGAAGCAGGCTCTATTGAAGGCATAATCTCAGCTTGAGGACGTGACGATTGCCCTAAGGTGAAATCTTGAACATCCTCAAGATTTGATCGATCCTGAACAAAACCATTTGATGTGAAGTAGACCTTGCCATCGTGGAATAGATCAGAACTGGCCGAAGAAGAAGCGATAGGTACGCTTCTATTACCCTTATAAATAATCTGAGTAGCTTGAACTGGTTGATTAAAGATGTCAGCCTGCTTTTGGCTTTCTATAAAGGCACTAGAGCTCATCATTGCACGGCGCATGACACTATCTGCAGAGGCATTGTTATTGAGAAAAGCTTCAGGGTTTGCACTCTTACGCATTTTCTCGACTAAGCCAACACCGCCCCAGCGTTTAATATCTTCTTGGGACCAGACCACCTCTCCTTTATGGACAATACCAGCAGGCTGATATTTCCCACCTGATCCAGTGTAACCACCGTCAGCAAAGCCTTGATCTTTAATTGCCCGGATGTTTGCAATAATGCTAGCGCCTTGAGCAATAGCACTTGCAATCAAAGGAATGTTTGTTGGAAAACCTACCTTCGCTGCCTGAGCAATACTTTGCTGAATCGCAATACCAGCTGCTGCAATGGCATAAGCTTTATCAGCGGCAAACATGATTTTGTAAGCTTTAGATTGCTCTCCAAACATTGAACCAAACATCGATGTAAGTGAACCCATCATTTGGCCACCAAATGCAATTTGAGTGTTCAAACGATCTTGCTGATATTTATCTTCAATATCCTGAGCATTCTTTGCATATTCGGCAGCAATCTGATTACGTTGATCTTGAGCAGCTTGAATGATAGCTGTTTTCTGATTTTCGTAATCCTGCTGACTTATAAGCTGTTGCTCAAATTGTGCATTTAAAGCCTCAATAGAATTTTGTTCATTTAAATTAACCACACCTTGCTGACTATCAAGTAGATTTGTCGCGGCACTTAGGCGGCTAGATCGTTCTTGATCTAGTCTATAGAACTCACCACTGCCATTCATATCAGCTTGAATACCACCCCATGCTTGACCAGCTTTTGCTGCACGATCAAGTGCTTCTAATCGTTCTTGATCACGTGATAATGCCAGTCGCTTACGTTTTTCCTCCTCATCTTTTACTGTTTTAGCAATTTCTTCTCGCTCCAATCGGTAGCGTTCTTGCATTGCCTCAGTTTCTGAAAGCAAGAATAATTTAGCCTGAAACAAACGTTGCTCTTGAGCAAGTTTCAGTAATCCTAACTCTTGCTGTTTTTGCAATTTCAGGCCATCTAAAGCAACCTTTCTTTGATCTTCAGAGAGTTTACCCTCAGCAACTAATCGCAAAGAATTGGTTTCATATGTGTAATCAAGCTTTTGTTCTTCAGTCCACTTATAACCATTTACTTCAAAATCAAATTGCTTCTGAGCTAACTTATCTTCAGCATCATAACGCTCATTAATTTTTGGGATTAAATTTGATTGACCTAAAATGGTTGCTTTGTTGATTTCCTCCTCACGTTTTTTGCTTCTAGCAACTGTTTCTGAGTCATATGTTGCCTGTAGCTGCTTAACTTCCTCAAGAGTTTTAGCTCGTGCCTTATATGCTTCATCTTCAAACTTTGAAAGATCGCCGATTGCTTTTAAGGCTGCTTCGGGGTTATCCCCTAAAATTTTACTAAGCTGATTATAGTAAGAGTCTTGTTTGGCTAAATGTTGTGAAGCTTTAGCTTTGCCAAGCTTTTTCCCGTCATAGTCCCAGCCAACAAAATTTTTGGCAACAATTCTCTCTAAACTTCGATAGTCTAAATCGTCATTAAGAAGAGCTGCTTTAGATTTACTATAACTTTTATCGGTCATCGCCTCTTGCACAGCATGTTTAGCCATTGCATCCAATGCATCTTGAGTTTGCTGGATTTTACCGTTTTTATCCAAGACTCCTTGCCCTTGTAAAGACTGCATTAATTTAGTTGAGCGACTTTTTTGCCATGATAAAAATCCTGTGTTGGTATAACCATTATTGGCATCTTTGTGACTACCAAACATTGCCTCATTTCTAAAATCAGTCTCTCGTCCAACTTGAGCTGTCATTACACGAGCTTGTTTATCGCCTAAGCCTGCATTACGGAAGGATTGGTAAACCCGAAGCATATTTCTCACTCGCTCATTATTCCCCGCAAGTAGAACAGCTTGTTTGGCAGCCTCTTTGGTTTGCTTTCTTTTAGCTTCAGTTAATTTATCTTCTCGCTCCTGTTGTTCTTCGATGATCTTGAGATTTCTAAGTGCGCTATCAATTTCATCTTTAGACAAAATTGCACTCATTCCTTTAGCTTTTTGCAGTTCTAAAATGGCATTAGCTTGAGCAACAGTGTAACCTTTATCAAGCCAACCTGATTTATAGATTGAATCAATAACGCTATCTTTTTGCTTGGCTTGATAATCTTGCAAAGCCTTAGTTGCCTTTTCTGCTTCAGTAGCAGTATTTCCTAAAGCATCCGCTTGTTTTTGATGCTGAGCTGCAGCATTTTGTGCTTTATTGCCAGCAAGACTTACTTCAACACCGAATAATTTTAGCTTCTCAGCTGATAAACTTGCTTTAGATGCATTGTCATCATACTGCGCAGCCTGTTTTTTCAGATTTTCATATAGATCTGTAGGCAACTTAATTTTATTTAGACGTTCAATGGCTTCTGTATAGCTGATAGTTCCAGTTCTCGCTTCTTGGGAAATTTTTTCAACTTCTCTATTTCCTCGTGCATAGTTCTCGATATCAATTAATGCAGACCCTACAGCACGCGATGATTTCTCTAATGCTTCATTTTGTGTATTAAAAGCAGTAGTTAAATCATTAACTGCTTTAGCCTTATCATTGCCAGTTAACTTTTTTAACTCCTCATCAGCTTTCTCAGCAACTTTAGCTTGTTCAGCAAGCTTTTGCTTTGCCTCCTCTGCCTTATTACTAAAATAAGAATAGGCTGCCGCTAATCCCATTACTCCTAATGTTGCAACTCCAGCCCACCCACCAATTAATCCAAACGCCCCTTTAGCTAGTCTCCCTGCAATTGAAGTTGCAGTATTTAGCTTAATTTGAGCTGCTGTTTGTGCATTTGTAGCAGCAGTTACGGCTGCTTGTGCCTGAGCATATCGAGTTGCTGCTGCAGTTGCTCCAAATTTAGCTTGGGTTTCTGCATTTGTTGCTCGCACATTCGCGAGATGAGCTTTTGCTGCATTCAAAGCAGCGGTAGCTTCTGCATATTCTGCTTGAGCATTTAATACAGATGCTTGGCGGCTCGCTAAAGTTGAAGCCATTCCCTCTTTAATAGCAGCGCTCTTCATCAAAATTGCACGAGTGATATATCCAATACCAACTACTAAAGCCCCATCAGCAATTAAATCTAAATTACTTGCAAGAGTTTGAACTGATCCAGCTAATACCTGTGCCGCACCACTTCCCTTACCTGCTTCGCCAACAAATTTTGTGATCTCGTTGTTTAGGAGTGTGAGAGACTGCCCGATTGTGATATCTGTTTTAGCAAAAAGAGCATCAACATCAGATTCTACATTTCTAAGCGCTTTTACAATTTCTTGTGAAGTAATTTTTCCTTCAGCTGCAACAGAACGCAACTCTCCTACGGTGATCCCCATACCTTGAGCAATAGCCTTTGCTAATGCCGGGGTTTGCTCCATTACAGAATTAAGCTCTTCACCACGCAATGTACCACTTGCTAAAGCCTGCCCAAATTGGACTAAAGCTGCATCAGCAGCTTCTGCGCTTGCACCACTGATCGCAACTGCTTTTGATACTGTTTCAGTTAGTCGAGCAGTGTCATCCATAGTGAGATTTAAGGTTTTGGCATTATCACTAAAGCGTTGGTAAACCTGTAAAACTGAATCCCAAGCAGAATAAGTTTTTTGAGCAATTCGGAAAGTGTCTTCCGTTGCTTTATTTAGTTCAACTTGATTATTAGTGACCAGCTTAAGGCGGTTTTGTAGTCCAGTATATGTATCCATCTTTGAAATGGCAGAACTTACAGTAACCAATCCAGCCATATACCTTGCTAGTGCACGAGTAGCTACAGACATCCGGTCCATAGATTTCGAGGCGAAATCCCCTTTTTTGGTGATGCTATCCAATTCAACAGATAAGTCTTGTGCAGTGCGTTTCGCACGTTCCGAATCAATAACAATTACTAAGCGAGCTTCTTGAGCCATTTGACTTTCCTCTAGGCAATAAAAAA